CTACTAGGTCTCTGTTACTGCTGTATGCTAAACCCTGATGCATACCTATAACAAATCTGTAAGGCTCTGCACTGGCAATTTCTGCTGTGAGTACTCTGCCACTACGACTTACACTTTGGCTTGCTAACTTTTTCCTTTTAATTGTTATAAAGGTTGCGTTATCTATAATTGTTTGTAGGCTCATTATCCTGGTACCCTCCTAGCACCTGCTTGACTAAGTCCAAATATAAATTCTGGATCTTGTTTTGCTAAGGCTTGTTTTACGCTTTGGGTATCCATAGCGGTTATATTGTTTATAATTGTTGTGCCACCACCGCCACCTAATTCATCGTTAGGTGTAATCATGCCACTAGTTGATGGTGTAAATACCTCCGGGCCTTGTTCGCCAATTAAGTAAGGTCTATTTTTTTGCACTGGTCCACCATTTGCTTTACCAAATAATCCACCGCTAAATCCGGTTATACTACCACCTGCACCAAATTGTACACCAAATATACTGCTGAGTATAGGTTGTATAATTGCTAATCTGATTGCCTGTGCAATTATATCTTTTACTAACGTTTTGAAGTAGTTCTTAAATGCATCTCCGGCGCCTTGTCCTTCAGTTAATGCTGTTGCTAGGTCATCTGATAACTTAGTTGTAGCACTCTCAAATGTTTTTATTGTGTTTAATACACCATCACTTAAAGCACCAAAAGAATCAGCAAATTTTTCCACTGTTAACAATGTGCTTTGTGCAACTTCTACAATAGTATCTTTACCAGCCCCTCCCAATCGTTTGTTCTTTTCTTCTATTTTTTCAGCACCTGCTTCTATAGTTGCTATAAAACCTGCGACAAAATCTTGTGCTGTTGTAACAGGCATTACTTCGCTCATATCATCTAGGCTTTCTTTAAGCATTTCAATACCGCCTGTTCTGGCTTTATTTGCGGCATTCTGTATGTTCTCAAAGTACTTTTGCATAGAGTCATCGCCAGAAGCAAATGCTACTATTTTACCAAGTTGTTTTCCTAGGAATCCAACTGTTTCTACAACACCTGCTATAGCTCTAACGGCAAAATCCATTACAGTACCTATAACATTACCAAATTTATCTTGTATAAATTGTGCTAATCCTCTAAATGTATTAAACAACATTGTAAGAAAGTCTACTACAACTGCGCCTGATGTTAGTAATAATTTGAATGCATTTACTACACCTGAACCTATACTGGCACCAAATGCTTTGATTGACTCTTCATTTTGATCAAATACTTTTACCAATTCCTGCAGGAATACCTGAAATTCAGGTAACATTGCTTGTCCTACACTATCCTGGAATGTTGTAAACCTGTCTGATGTCTGGCTTAATGCACCAGTTAATGTTTGGTTTAATAATTGTGCTGAACCTTTAATAGATTCACCAAATTCACGTAATTTTTCTTGTGTTTCACCTATACTAACACTTACACCTGCTTGAAATCCTGCCGCCGCTAATACACCCTTTTCTCTGAATACATCTGCCGCTCCAGCACCAGCACTGAATGATCTCTGTAATTGTCCTGCCGCTTGTTCAAAAGGTATGCCGAAGTTAGCCGCTATATCGGCCGCTAATAGCATGTTTTCTTCTAATTCACCTATTGTGCCAGATACTGTTGTTAATGCAGGAGCCGATTTGGCTAGTTCTTCAAATTCTATAGGTAAATCTTTAGCAACATCTCGAATCATTTCCAGTGCCGCGGCACCACCTTCAGCACTACCTATAAGGTTGGTAAGAGTTACTTGCACATCCTGGAAGCCTTGTGCTGTGCTCATTGCACTACTTACACCTTTGAATGCCGCACCTACACCTACTACTGCCGCCGCCAGTGGTGCAAACCTTGCCGCTAGTCCTATAACACTACCTTTTGTTACGTTTGCTGACCCACCAAAAGCCGCTGTACTGTTCTTTGCTTTTTGTAACTTTTTATTATATCCTTTTGTATCCAGGGTTAACGTTACTTCTATATTTTTAGCCATTATGTTACTCTTTTAATGTATTCAGTTACTAGACGGTCCATTTCTTTCATGGTAGGTTCTGTCATTCCTTTAGGTGCTTGTTTACTCCAACCATCATCTAATCTGGCCGCATAGCCATATCCTGCTGTTATTGTTTCTTTCCGGGTATTTGTTTTACTTTGAGCATTACCTTTGTTTATAGGTGTAATGTCCTTAAAGTATTTACCTGCGTCTGTCATTACGTCTCCGCCCATGTCTTGCAAGTCATTAAACATTTGCATTACTTGTCGTTTATTTACTTTTAAGGTGCTCATTTATATTTTTACCTGTACTTTTACTAAATCGTTCTTCTATGTCTTGCTGACTATACATACCTTTTGGTACCGTACCTTCCTTTTGACTTTGTTTATATGCTGTGTATGTATTTGCAACATCAAACACCAAATAATCAAAAGAATCAGCGTTTCTTAACATATTTGACGGCAAAACACTATAACGTTGTGCCATCGCATCTAACAGTAACAACCATTGTGTTTCTGCTGAATTTTCATCTACATTATGGCTTGTTACTTTCCCAGCATATTGCCTATAAGTGTTACTGCTTCAGTAACAATATCTATAGGTAATACTTTTCCGTTCTCCATAACAGGGTTACCATCTACATCTAATATCATTTCTGATAACATTTCTGTAAATTGCATTGCATTTTCTGTAGTTGAAACGCCTAATTTTGTAAACACATCCAGAGGCTGTCTGTCGTAGACATAAAATTCCAGTTCTTCACCGTATTTTTCTACAATTTCTGGTTTATCGATTGTTAATTTGATTAATTTTGGCTCTGATGCCAATTCTGTTAAGTTCATATCTTTCTCCTATAATTCTATATCTGTGTCGTCACTTAGACGACCTTTTAAGTTGTGGATTGCACTACTTACGAATGCTAATCTGTTTGATGCTTTTTCAACATCACGCCGGGCACACTTTACTTCATTCTGTGCCTTCGCTATCTCCATCTCCATCGACTTCAGTATCTCCTGAATCGTGTGATCGTTCCATATCTTCATGTTTTTCCTCTACATCTGTATTTATTTGTTTTTTAGATTTTGGGTCCATTTCGATACCATGCTGTTTTGCAAGATCTCTAAAATCATATGACTCTCCATCTATAACAACATCGTAACTGTCTCTGGTCCATGCACCATTAACTATACATCTGTTTGCTATTTTATGTACTTGTTTTTCCATAATAATTCCTATAATAATATAACACCCCCATTGCTGAAGGTGTTATACATTGTTAAGTTCTAAGTTCTAAGCAACTTATACATTACCTTGCGTTAGCTCACCCGTCACGATCAGCTCCAATGGTGAGATCCAGACCGCGGCATCAATAGATGCTGTCGGGGCCAATCCGCCTATGACACCTTTACCTTCCCAGTAATAGTCTGTACTATCAGAACCTTCAAAACCCACAGAGAAGAATATCTCTGTTTTGGCTTTTGATGTTTTGAATAGACCATTATCTGCGATTGTATTCAATCCGCCTGCTGATGCTAAACCAAACATAGTCTCTTCGTCGACTAACATGTTTGCTGAAACATTATTCTCAGTTACGGTTGTGAATGACTGACTAGAACCACTAGATAGTACAGAATAACTCACTGTTGCAGGCGTTGACGCTATGGTCAAATCCTGTAATAGTGGAATAATCATTCCGTTTGTACCTGCTGGTCTGGCCATGGTTGCTGTTGTACCTAATGTAAGGACTGCTTGTGAACCTGCTGTTACGTTAATTACGCCCATTTTATTCTCCTATGGTAGTAAATGTATACTCGAAAGTATACGTTATTGTATCATCTTCTATATCAGACTCATAATCACTGTTACTTTCAGTAACGTTTGTGACTACATTTCTAGCGATTAGAAGATTTGAAACAACGGTTGTTATATCAGTTAATTGATTTTTGGCATCCGTACTAAAATAAGCATTTATAGTTGTAGTAGATAAATTTACATTTCCCTGATCCAGGGTCCTGTATAACTGCTCTACTGCAATATCCTGCTCATCTACATATACGACGTTCGGGTTTTTCTCATAAAGAGGGTTACCACCCGAATCGAATGGTAACTCCTGACTTATTGAAATATCGTTGTGTCCAGATAAGTTAGTTGTGATCTGAGTTATTAAATCTGATCTTTTACTCATTATCTAACCACCACAATAGTATTTCTTGCCCTTGAACGTCTTGTTCTTGCGAATGTTGTTAATTTTTCATCAGTATCGACTGTACCATCTCCGTCAGCATCCAGCCAATCTGCGACACTTAATAACTCCTGAAAGATGTCATTAAATTTGTTGTCGTAGTATTGTATTTTTGCTACTTCTGGGGACTCGTCGTTACCGAATTCGGCAAACAAAGGCGCGATGTATTGACTTATTGAGTAGTACACAGTCATATCCGTGAACTGTTGCTGTCTACCTAATGTGTTACCTGGATCTATTCGATCTGGGTTTATATTAGGTAAGTTGTTAAATTCATAGGTATTACCTGTATAACTATTGTAAGTACTCCACCATGCCGATGTTTTCATTTTTAACAAAATACGATTAGTGCTCTTTTCCAAAATATTTTCCACATAATCCTGTACCGTTAGGAAACCGGACTCTTCTGGAATTTTGAGATTATTACTCTCAAATATACGTTGATCTTTCTGCACTACATCTGTGTACTCAGCGAATGAGATCACATTTCCAGTCGCGTTTGTTATAAATGCCATATCAATTACTCCTTAATTAAGATGCGAATGGTAATAGATTAGATCTATATAGCGTCGCTCCAGCCAATACGCTGAATATCGCATTACGCAATGCATTATTACCGACGTCACTTAATGAACCAATTGTTGTTCCACCTAAAGCGGCAATTTGTTTATTTAAGTCGAGCTCATATCCGCTGTCTACTACTGCTACATAATTTCCATCTAATCCAACTAAAGCAGAGTCCTGTCTAAGGTTAGCGACCGAGGTTGCTAGTGCTTCGACATTTGCCGCTGTTGCTGTTGCTGATCCAAGAATTCTTGATGTAATAGTTCTACCAACTGTATTTGCTGGTGTTCCTAATGTTGCAAATCCATTCCTACAACTTGCTCTAAAGTTATGCTGATCCAGGTCATTATCAAAGAAATGATTTACCATTGGCGCACGAGCTTGTGCAAATGCAATTCCGCTCGGACTAAAGACAAAAGAGTGCTTAGATTGAGCGTTTGCTCCACCTGTGCCGTCATCGTTTGTAAAATCCGTTTTCATTGTACTAAATCCAGCAATATCCGTCGCTGTGCTCAAAACACCGGATAGCCTATCTAGTGTTGCACCTACTACATGCTCATACATTCCCTCTTCCACCGATTCGCTAGTGACGTTTGAACCGACACCTCTTTTCTGGAATGAAATGTTTGCCGCAATTGGTGTTAAATTACTTGGCGCCGCGCCAAGGATTGATGCTCCTTCTGCCACGTCTGCCGCGTCTGTTGGTATAGTGGCAACTGGGATTCTTACTTGTGAACCACCCTGTCCCTCTACGTTTATTTGTCTGGCTACGATTGCTTGGTTGGTTAGAAGAGTCTTGTCTAATGTGTAAGGAATTAAATCCTGTACCAAATCTTCTAGCATCTGAGCAATAGTACCTGTACCTGTATTAAAGGCCATAATATTCTCCTGATTATAGTTAATTCGTATTAACTATTTTAATTTTATAATGAATTAAATTTAATTTAATCCGGTTATTCCTGCCTATCTGTTCATTTCCTTTTTAACCATTGCATCGGTTATTTTAGATTTAGTCAGACCAGGCTGATGTTGGCGTAATCTTACATACGCCGATCTGTAATCAGCATCAGTGTTTACTTTATCAGTATTTAACATTTTAGGACCTGAGCCCGAATCTGTCATACCTGTTTCACCGTACTGTATGTCAACACCTTTTTTACCAAAAGATAAACCCAACTTGTCTTTACCAACTAATTCTATTGCTTTAGCATAGTCTGGTGTTTCACCATCTGTTGTCAAGAAGTCACTTCCGTTTCTAATTGCAAATGTGTCACCTTCTACTGCTAACATGCCTTCTGCTTTCATAAGTGTAACAACACTCTTTCTTTGCTCTGGCGTCCAATTGGTTGGCATAGCGTTATGTAGTTCACCCATATGGTCTTTTAACATAAGATCAGTCTTTAGACTGTTTACTTGTGATTTAAGTTCCTCTACTGTGGCTTCACGCTTCTTCACTGCATCACGCAATGATTCTACATTTAGTCCATCTCCTTCATTAGGATTAACCTCTTGAAGTGTAGATACAACTGATTTCACTTGATCTATGCTATCAACATTTAAGTCGTTAAGAATATTCCTTTCGACTTCGTGTTTTGCATTAGCGGATATCTTGTTTACATCATCTCTGCTGTATTGTCTTATGCCATTGACATAAGTCTTTCCATCCCTAATTTCAACACTAGGTGTTGTGTTCTCAGATTTAATCTCAGTAGGTGCTGATTGCTCAGTACTTACAGGATTTGCGGAATCTGTTACCGGATCAACTTGGTTTTCGGGTTGAACTGCCGTGTCATTTGATGCTTCCATCATTATCTCCTTTTATCGTAGAAGTAAACGTATTTTTCGTTTACGGGTGTAATGTTACTCCCTACCTTGCCTTTTTAC